GCCGTAGCGGGCCAGGTTGCTCAGCCGGCGCGCCTGATCGGTGGCCTCCCGGCCGCCAACACCGCTGGTGATCTGGTCATCCCGCTGCAGCTGAAACATGGTTCCTCCACATGGCTCGGACGATCAGGGATGGTTCAGCAGCGGGGCTGTCGTCGGCCAGCAGCAGCAGCTGTGAGGCGTACAGGAAGATGCCCTGCCTGATGGGGTGAGGGCACGGATCGGGAATGGGCTGGCCGATGAAGGCCTCCGCCGCGGCGCAGGCTCGCTCCAGGGCAACGCCCGCCCGGTCAGCATCAATGCCGGCACCGATGAACGCCTCCAGCTCAGCGGCAGAGACCTCAAGGGGCGGCGGCTGTGGGGCCTTGCGGCGGCGGCGGGGGGTGGTCATCAGGGTGTCGGATCCGGCGTGCCATTGGTGATGATTGTCGCGCCGCCGATCGGGCAGGCGGTGCCGATGTTGTCGGCCGGACAACCGGGAGTGACCTGGCCACCAGGGTAGGCGCCGCTGCGCTCCAGGGGCCCGGAGCCGAGCACATAGGGATCGCTGCAATCGCGATAGGGCGTGGTGTAGAGCACCTCGTAACGGAGGATCGTGGCTCCGGTGGTGAGGCTGCCATCGAACTCAGGATCGTCGGTGCGGGTGTCGAGCAGCATGGCGTCAGCTGACTCGAAGCCTGGGATGGTCCAGGATTGGAGGGCAGCTTCAACCTGCTGGGCCATGGTGTCCAGGATGCTGTCGATGTCATCCTCGTCGTCGTTTGCATCGTCTCCGCTGCCGAACGACTGAGCGACGCAGATGATGGAGATGATGCAGCGGCGCCGCTCAAATCCGTTGAAGCCGGATGTGGAACGATCGATGACCTGCTCTGGCTCGCGGGTGTGGATGACAATGGCCGGCAGCAGCTGCTCCTGGATCGGCATGAGCCGGCCGGAGTAAACCCGCTCCTCGGCAACGGTCGCATCGCGGAGCTGTGCGACGAACGCCTTACGCAGCTGGGTGCGGCGGTGGGCGGTCATGGCGCAGCCGATTTGAAAGGGTGCCCGGCAGGCAGTAGCGATTGCAGCCCCGACCGAGTAGGGCCAGCCATGTAGCCCTCCAATAACTGGCGAGTAGTGGTGGCTGTGTTATTGCCAACTGCTACAATTTCGAGAATGCGGCCATCGAAATAAAGATTAATAGATCTGCCGATTTGCGGCGATGTGTTGATAGCATAAGCATTTGTGGTTGTGTTAAATTGAAGTGTTCCATTAACATACACCTGCCATAAACTATTAGCACTAACCATGCTTATGATACATGCATTGGCGGATAAGGACGGCGACGGGTTTCCCGCGTTTTGACGAGTGGTGCTCATAAAATCTTCAAGTATGGTGCCATCGGTCCATAGCGAATGATTGCTGCCGGCACCTGTACCCCAGTCTCCTAGAACAGGGCCAGTATTTGCAGCTACAGCTGGCGGATCCGTGTCAAGTTGACACACGAATACAGCCATCGCCGACGTAGTTCCGGTCAGCGGCGCGGCGGCAATGGTGCCGTAGCTGGTGGCAAAGTCCAAGGCATTCAATCCGTTAATGGTACGTGTTCCCGTTGCCGGCCGAAACCCGGATGGGAACGTAACGTGCCTGTTATTTCCGCTTTTATCACTCCACTGAGTCGCTAATCCTGACGACGGAGTAATCGTACTGCTGTCCGCGGCGTCCAACCATAGCGCTGTGCTGATCTGCGCTGGAGTCCATATGGCGCCAGCTCCCGCTACTGTTCGCCTTGGGACGATCAGCATTTTGTTGCCTCCAATGTAGGGGCCAGGTCTCCACTCATTACGCGATCTCATTGACCCAGCCTGCGGACAGGTCGAAGGGTTGCCCGGCCTGGATTTGCGCCCGCAGCTCCGCCGCACGGTCCATGTTGCTGAAGCCGGCCGCCACCAGGGCATCGTGCCTAGCCAGCAGATTCAGCATGGGCTGGGTTGCGGTGCCATCGGCCCTGCGCCGGATCGCCTCGTCATACAACACAGATTGCATGGGATCCACATTGGCCGGATACAGCAGGCTGTTCGCCTGCAGCAGGGCCGCTTCCACCTGATTCAGCAGCTCCTCTACGGGCCTGCGCCTCACCTGCAGCGATTCCTCCCACGCGCCGGCCGGGCCGCCCGCCTTGGGGTTGGCGTAGTCCACCGCGCCCCAGCGGGCCTCCTCGGAGAAAATCAACGGGTCATACTCGCGCACCTTCGGCTCACCCTTCAGGTAGAACCTCAGGTCGGTGCCGTCGTAGGGCAGCCCGAACAAATTGGGCCAACGTGTACCCCCTGGGTTGGTTGCCGTGTCGCCGCGCAGAGGCACGAACAGATCGACGCTTTGCCCCTCTTGAGGGCCAGGATCGCTGTAGTAGCGAACGCCGGTTTCGGAATTGGTCTGGATGGCGGGAGGTGTCATAGTCAGGTTGCGGAGCGAGTGAACAGAAACTGAGCGAACAGTCCTTGGGCGCCGGTGCCGACGCCAACAAGATCAACGCCGACCCGGTCGCCAGCGGAGAAGATGCCGCCGGTGATCGTGGCTGACGCATCCACCAGGCTGGCCGCGGATGCCAGAGTGGCGTTAGCGGTCAGCACCGACGTTTTCACGCCGGCCGCCGTGCGGCGGTAAGCGTTGAATGTTGTGCTACTGCTGCCGGTGGTGTCGATGTGGCAGCCGAACCGCACAGCAACCAGCGTGAAGGCGCCCGAGGGCACCGGCACTGGCACCTCCGCGTAGTTGGTGCCGGCCGTCGCCGTCTCGCCCCGGTTGGAAATCACCAGGATGATGCCGTCACCGATCGGACCGATGTCGCTGTAGTTGCTGCGTTGGTGGATGTGATCAGCCCTCGCAGCGGAGGCCGCTGTGCCAGCGCTGGCCGTTGCGGCCAGTGGCTGCGGCGTTGCATTGCTGTAGGTCGCATCAGCCCCGGCAGGGCCTTGGGGGCCCTGAGGGCCCGTCGCACCAGTCGGGCCTTGAGGGCCTGCAGGGCCGGTGGCGCCAGCCGGGCCGGCGGGGCCGGTGTTGCCTTGGAGGCCTTGCGGACCTTGCGGACCTGTCGCGCCGGTGGCGCCTGCAGGGCCTGTGGCGCCAGCCGGGCCTTGCGGGCCAGCAGGCCCGACCAGCGACGCCTGCCACTGGGCTTCCGTCCCAACAAACCCGCCAGCCACAGCCGCCTGATAGGCGCTGTTGCCGGCCGCCCCAGCGGGGCCGGTCGGGCCAGCAGGGCCTTGCGGACCAGTGGGGCCAGTGGCGCCAGTGTCACCCTTGGCTCCAGCAGGGCCTGTTGGCCCGGAGGGGCCTTGCGCACCCGTGGCACCCGTGTCGCCTTTCAAGCCCTGTGGGCCTGTCGGCCCGGCCGGACCTGTTGCTCCTGCGGGGCCGACCAACGAGGCCAGCCACTGCGCGCGCGTGCCGGTGAACCCCTGGGCAACCGCCACCTCATAGGCGTCGTCGCCATCCGCGCCAGCGGCACCTGCCGGCCCCTGGGCTCCAGCAGGGCCCGTGGCACCAGCAGGACCGGTAGGCCCTTGAGGGCCAGCAGGACCGGCCGGGCCAGTGGGCCCTGGCGTCAGCTCGATCGTTTCGATCGCGCCATCCAGCGCCGTCAGCGTGTCGCGCAGCTGTTGGCCGCTGAACGGCAGTGAGGGGATCGTTGTCATGCTGCCGCCCTGATCGTTGTGGTCGCTCGAATGATCGTGTTCGCGTAGATCAGACCGATCGTGTCCGCCTGCACAGGCAGACGATGCAGCATCAGCAGCCAGCCGGTGTGGCCATCAGGCTGTGGATCACGCACTCGCCACTGCGCGCCACGCACCTCCACCACATCATCCTGCTGCGGGGCCACCGGCAGCTCTGTGCCATCGATCAGCATCACCGGCTGTGTGCTGCGCACCTGAATCCCAGTCTCAGGATCCAGGCCGATATGCGAGTCCTGGTAGACGCCGCGCACTGGCCAGCTGCTGGCCCCGCGCCGATAGGTGACGGGGGATCGCTCCCCCATCACCCGCACCACGGCGCGAAGGGCAATGCTGGCCAGGTCGTTGCGCATCAGCCGATAAATACCGAGGCGAATGCCTGGGTCGTGGTTTTCGGTGCAGTGAACTTGCCAACCAACGTGTTGTTGGTCGCCACAGGCGTGATGCGCTTGTTGGTGTTGTCCCAGTAGGCAGCTGCACCCTGGGTCGCGTCCGTGCTGGCGCCGGTCGCAGCGGTCAGCCCGTAGACGGTTTTGGTGTGGATGTTGATCACGTCGCCCTGTGCGCCATTCACAACGCACACGCCAAAGATGCTGCCGACCAGCACACCATCGCCAGAGTTGCGGGCGTAGGGCAGCGTCACCTCAAGGTAGTTACCGTCTTGGATGTAGCCCAGGCCGGTGCTCGGATCGAATCCCTTCATGTTCAGTCCTCAGGAGATGGGGTTGGAGAAAAGGCCAGGATCACTGGCCGGTGGAGCGGTAGAAGCCCTGGTGCTGACCCACGGCGCAGCCCCAGTCGTGGCGGAGGTAGGTGACAATGCCATCGGGATCGCGCTTGATCTCCGACTCGATCGTTGGGCCGGCCTCGCCTTCGAGGTAGCCGAAGATCAGCTTCGTCACGCCGGCATAGTTGCCGGTGATGTAGTACTGCGTGGTGCTGGAGGCATCCAAACGGGGTTCAACAATCGGCGTCAACTTTCCGCTGAAGATGTTGACGTTGGTGGTCTGGTTCGGAACAATCGTGGCGTTGAACTTGTCAAACGGCGTCTCCAGGGTGGTTGGCAGCAGGATGTACTGCGGCACCACATAGAGAGGGTTCTTGCCGGTGAAGTCCTTCTGGTTCCGCATCGCCTGCCGCGCGGCAGAGATCGCGGCCTCACCGATCACGCCGCTGCCGGTGTTGTTGTGGCTGGCGTGGAACAAGGCCTGGCCATCGCTCATGCACTTCGCATTGCCGGTGATCAGCCCCCACATCTGGTTGGCCTCAAAAGTGGCAACGCCACGGGCGAGCACTTGAACAATCCGGGTGATGTAGCCCAGGTTGTCGTTGATGATCAGCCGACGGCCAATCACCAGTTTCTTGCCGTACTCGCTCAGTAACCAGGAGCCTTGTTGCTCCTGAACGGTGCCGGTCTTGTACTCGCCGCCTTCCTTGATCTCCTCGGGCAGCATCTGGCCGCCCACCTCGATCTCCTTCATCTCGCGGAAGTCAGGCAGGTTGCGCTGCTCCGCAAGGGGGCGCCAGGTCTGCACCTCCTCGCCATAGGCCGCCTTCAGCGTCACGCGCTGGATGGAGGCCATCAACAGCGGGAAGTCGCTGGTGCTGTGGAAGGCACGAACAGCAATATCGCTCTTGCCCATCCCACGGTGGCTGATACCAGCCAGGTCCAGGGACTCGCGTGCCAGATCGAGCAGGGTGCTGCCGCGATACTCGCGAATGCCGTCGCCAACTTCAAAGCTGCAACCGGATTCGTTATTGGCGCGGAATTTAAGATAGTCGAGCTTCGCGGCAAAGCGCTTCTCGCCATGGTCGCGGGTCACCTCCACCCGGCTGGTGCCGGCGGTTGATTGGCGCTCGGTCGTGGCGCGGGCGTCGATCAGCTGCATGCGGGCCTCGTCAAGGGACACACCATCAGCAATCAGCTGCTGGGCGAGCTTCTCATCCACGCCCAGCTTGCGGGTGGCGTCGAGGATGCCGGCGGCGCGGCGGCGCTCATCGGCGCGGATCTGCTCCGCATCCACCGCCGGGGCGGCGGGAGCGGCCGGCGCAGCAGGCGGAGCGGCAGGGGGTTGGGCTCGGGTCTCAACAGCAATGTCGGGCGCAGCCTCAGCGGCCGGCGCCCCCTGGTTCAGTTCAGCCACGGATCTCTCCTGGGGTTGGGTGGGGGTGGGCTCCTCTGAGCGCACCTGGGCTCCGGCATCAGCCGGGATCGGGACCAGCGAGAGCTCATAGGGCTCCCAGTCCACAGCGCGTTCAACCGGCGTGGTGCCGGTCTCATCGCGCTCTTTTCGGTGGACCTTGTAGCCCACCGAGACGTTGCGGTAGATGCCGTCGATCACATCCTGGAAGATGGGTTCGACTTCAGCACGCTTGCTGAACTTCACCAGGGCGCGGCCCTCAGATCCGTTCACAGAGGCATGCTGCACCACGCCAATCTGGCTGCGCAACGAATACGAGTGGTGCGCATCAAGCAGCGGCCCGCCCTTGTTCAGGCGGTCCAGACGCACGGCGCCAGGTTGGAGGCTGAGCTCCTCCATGTATTCGCCGCGTGCCCAGTCCGCGCGCTTTACCCTTGCGCCGGTGGTCCACACCAGCTCCACGGTGCGCTCCTCGACGTTGATCGTCTCGGGCACGAACATCGCGCGGGTTTGCAGCAGACCGTCGCTCATGCGCACTCCTCGTCTCGGCGATTCTACGGTCATCCGCCTGCTCCAGATTGGGGTGCTGCAGGAGCTGGCGGTTTCACAGCAGCCTCAGGCGGTGCGCCGGTCGGCGGCAGCAGGCTGCCCAGCGGCCGCACCTGGGTCAGGCCCGCAGCCGACACCTTCCTTGGGTCGGTGTCGAGCGTGATGCCGGCCTCGTCCAGCATGTTCGTCCACTCCTTCCACTGCTCGATCAGGTCGAGGGGCTCATAGCCCTCGGCTCGAATCGCGTCCAGCGGCGGCAGCAGGCCCCCGCGGATCCGGTCACGGGTCGAACTGGTCTCCGCCTGCGGGTCGAACAGCTCACGCTTCGGTGGCGTCCAGTCGCCCACCAGCCCATCGGTTGGCACCCCCGTCACACTGGCGGCCGTCTGGAACCATCGCCACACCTGACGGAACACCACGGGCTCCAGGATCTGCCAGGTGTCTGCCTGCAGCCGTCGCTGGAAGCCGATT